GGATCTTCTGATTCAGCAGCTAACATTAAAATTTTCTCTTCTTTTACAAGAAAAGGTCTAAATCTCACTTTCGCTTGAGTAGATGGAATAACCATCTCATATTTAGGTGTAGCATTAAGCTGTGGCAAAGCCATAATTTAGTCTCCTATATATTCAATCCAATATTAAACATTCCGTCTAATCCAACTTTATTATCTATCCATCTTGTATAAGAAAACGATACATTTAATTGAACTAAACCATCAAGTTCATTTGATAATTCAATTGAGTTCATTGTTGTTGGAAATGCTTCAATCAATTCACATGAATAAACTGAACCACCTCCGATATCTATATTTCCACTAAGTGGACCGAGAAGCCCGCTACTAAATCCTGCAATTGGTCTTCTAAGTTGATGAATACGTATTGATTTTTGATATTCATTTTTATATGCTGGAGTTCCATAGTTTTCATCTATGATATATCTCATCCAGCCATCGATATATTTTTTAATTCCATAATCATTCATGAGATAGAATGTCATGGCAACTTCTGGTACTGCATAACCATATGCAATCTTTTGTGATTCTGCACCGATTCTACGATCTGTGGTAAGAATTTGTTTTCCAGGTAATTGAACTTGGCTACAAAGAAAATTCATTTCTCTACTTGTTGGTTCATTTTCAATGATACCCGGAATTGATGGCAATGAAAATAAACTTGCAAGGAATCCACCAAATCCACCAGAATTACTCGATCCCAATGGTGGCATTTCAACTAAAAACTGATTTGCTTTTGCAAACCCAAGTTTTGTATTCGCTAATGTTTTAAGATCGTCTACTGATGCCATTAGATCGCTTTCCTTGATTGTGAATACACAAACGATGCACTTGATTTTGCCCAATCTTGTGTTGGTAAAAATACTGCAATCTCCCATTCAGTAGGAGATACTAAAGCAAAACGACTTCTTACATGTTCTGTAAGATAGCGTTTAAAACATGGTTTAAAGTATTTGTATCTTGCTGCACCCTGTAATTTATTATAAGTGAGATTAAATTTCGTTGTTTCATCATAACGATCATTATTTGTAATATCAAGCAATGAGTCCAAAAACTTAGCACGAAGAACTGGAGGTAGATAATGAAGATTCAGACCAGTAAATCCACCAGGTGCACGACCAACAATGATTGTCAAAGGAAATCTATCGTAATATGGTAGTGTATCTTTTGTTTTTGGATCATAATAATACATGAACATACTGCCCATGATTTGTCTGTTCTTTAATTCAATTTCTTCTTCGCGCATCAATGCACTACGATTGATGCGACCCAACTGAGCCGCCTTTCGGCGAAACCAATTGCGCGACTCAGCCGTCCTGGGGGTGATACCTTTTTTAAAAGCTTCTAGCTCTAGTTTTTGAAATAGATTACTCATGAATCTATTTATATCTTTTTCTTAGGTTTTTTACGGCTATATGGTCTAAGCTTTTTCATCGGCTTTAATTTTCCAGGCATTGATTTTGGCAATAATCCCATTTCTTGTAAAGTCTTTTCTGTCCAGATCTGAAATTCCCAACCACGATCTTTTGCATATTCACTTGCAGCTTCCCACTTATTCATGTTCTTTATATAAGTGAGACCTTCGTTAATATATTTCTTTGTACGTTTTTGGCCTGTAGGAGGTGCAGTTTCTTTATCAGGTTTAATTTCAACTAAGATGGTTTTTCCTTCCATCTGAATCAAAAGATCTGGAAAGTATCGGTGATACTTCTTATCTACTTCGTAATAATATGGTATGATTAATTCTTCGGACGACCACTTCTTTACTTTCGGGTTTGCATCGCACCACTGAAAGCATGCTTTTTCCCATAACGAACGATAAATTACATTATCGAAGTCGCCTTTATATTTCTTTACGTTGTTTACTTTATATCTACCAGAATATGCCATGATTTATATATAAATAAGCTATAATACTTTACACTTATTTATTAGGATTACACAATGCCAATAGGATACGGATTAGCTTACCCGATAGAAAATGATCCTGCGTATACAGCTCGTATACGATTTACGAACTATAAAATTAAACCATTGAACGGTAACGAAACAAAGGCATTGCGTGAAGGATTGTCAGGTGCTTTAAAAGATAATGTTGGTAAATTTAAAAATACTTGGGAAAATTTTAAATCTACTGATACAAAATTATCATCAAAACTCGATGGCAAAGATGGTAATTTAAGAGAATCGTATGATTTTCTAAAAAATAAAAAAACTTTAAGTAGCACATTAACTAGTGTTTTAGGAAATTTTACTTCTAGCATAAGTTCTATTTTGACTGGTTCCCCTAGTTCAATGATATATGATTCAACTTCTCCTTCTGTTCATATGTTCGTTCCGTTATCAATGGCATTTTCAGATACTATTCAATATGAAGGCGCTGCTCTTGGTGCAGCTCCTGCCGCATTTGCAAATGCAGTAGCAAGAGGAGATGGTAGTGCTTCAGCCATGTTAAAAGGAATTGGCGAAGGCGCTATGAGTGCTATTAATACTGTGATAAATGGTACTGAAGGAATGTCAAATGATGCTGCTCGTCTTGCTGCATCAAGAACTATTCAATCGATTCCTCTTGTAAAAGGTGCATTTGGAAATGCAGCTGCATTTTCTTTTCAGGTTTCAGTGAATCCAAATACAAGAGCACTCTTTAAAGGTGTAACTCTAAGAGAATTTACTTTTAACTTTAATATGATTGCAAATAGTCAAAGAGAAGCAGAACAAATTGAAGCTATTGTAAAACATTTCAGATATAAAATGTATCCATCAATCTTTGATCCATTTGCAGTTGATGGTAATCTCACATCTCCTTTTGCTTATAAATTCCCAGATCTTTTTAAGATTGACTTTAGACTTGGTAATACACGATTGAAAGTACCAAAGATCCATCCTTGTTATTTAAGAAATGTTCAAGTAACATATAACCCAACAGGTGCAACGTTTCATAGAGATGGACGAGCCAATGAAACTAATATTACTTTGAGCTTTATGGAATTCAGAGCACTATCACAAAAAGACATTGCTGCGGGGTACTAATGGCTTATTTTTCTAGTTTTAATAATGTTCTTTATTCATTTGGAGATGATCATCTTTCTATAGAAAACGTATTTGAAAATTTAACAATTTATAGTGACGTAATTGATCAAGTAAAAGATAATGTTTCTTTTTATGATAAAACTTATATTCAAGAAGGTGAAAGACCTGATCAGTTAGCATTAAGATTATATGACGATCCATCGTATTATTGGACATTTTATCTCATGAATGATGGAATACGTCAACAAGGTTGGCCTATTGATCAACAACAAATGTTAGAAACTATCGAAGAAGTATTTCCAAACTTTACAGTTACAGTGAGAGAAGATATTACCAAAAAGTTTGATGTTGGTCGTGATCTGATTGGTCAAACATCTGGTGCACGTGGAACTATCGACCATAAAAACTATGATTTAGGTCAACTTATTATAAAACTTGATCCTGGCTCTGTAGACTTTCAAGTCGGAGAAATTGTAAGATCCACAAATGTATCATCTGATGTACAAACAGCCGAAACATTTGGAGCATCAAAAGAATATTTAGCTGCACGATATTATCTTGATGGAGACGGTGATGTGGCAGATTTCGATCCACTTGTTGGACCTGGCGCATTACTTACAGAAAAAACTTATCTCGATACATGGGTTGAAGAAAACGATAATTTAAGGCAAATACAAGTAATTAAACCGCAGTATCTTGGTAAACTCGAATCTGCATTTAATACGGCGGTAAGTGAAGTCTAATGTCAACAGCTCAACCCTTTTTTATCAAAAAAGCGTTACTTATAGCTAATCGAACAGGATTAGGTAATAAACCTGCGGCTCATGATATTTCGAAAGCAATGGTTGACATTGAAATATTTGAACATCTGAGTTTGCCATATACTTCAGCTTTAATATCATTTTCAGATACTGCTGATACATTAAGCAGTTTAGATATTCAAGGTGCAGAGTATGTAGAACTTACAATTGCAAATCATACAGAAGCCTTGACTATTACAAAGAATTATTACATTACAAAGGTTGAAAATGTTGTTCGAGGTACTGAAAATGCAGATTTAATCGTACTCAATTGTATTGATGAAATAGCTTTTAGATCTCATCTTTTCAATGTCAATATTGTCCTTGATGGCACACCATTACAAATGATTGGGCGAATAGCACAAGATTATTTGAATACTAATATTCTACACAACGAAGAGAAATATTCACAATACCACAAATACATTGTTCCGAATTTAACACCGTTAGAAACGATGAAGTGGATATCTCAACAATCAATTACTACTATAGGTATGCCACACTTTTTGTTTGGAATATGGGCTGATGAAAACTTAAGATATGTTGATTTAGAAGATTTACTTACTGCAGATACAATTAATAAAAATCGACCGTTTGTGTATGGTATGGCTCTTGCTTCTATGGGTACAGGTGGTGATACAGGAATACAAACACAAAGAATTATTAATTACAATTACAACAACAACCATAATATTTTTGATCTTATTGATCAAGGATATATAAGTGGTAATCATTTTTATTATGATACAATGGCAAATAGAGAATATTTAGTTGATTGGCGAGTAAGCCGCGATATGTTTAATCCTATGATTGATCAAAGTTTATTCAAATCTGGTCATCAAAGATATCCATATGCTCCTGCAACTACATTCGACGGTGCATATATGGAAGAATATCAATCAAGAAGAACTTTCCGAATTGCAACAAATAGACCTTGGGATGAGGGATATACTGTTCCTGGTTCAAGACCTTCACTTGCTGGATATACAAATGATATTGTAAATGAAGCAATGCGAGTGTTTATGAATAAAGAAACAATAACATGGCAAATTGATGGTAAAAGAGTTGGTCAAATATCTCCTGGTTCCCATTTCATAGGTAAAAAGGTCCGATGTTTATTTGGAAGAACTATGGTTGAAGATACTGAAAATGCGAGTGGAAAAATTGATGCAAAGAAATCTGGTGATTATATAGTAATGGCAGTAAAACATAGACTTTCAAAAGAAAGATATGACATCTTTTTAACTGGTACTAAACTTGGTTCACCTAATAGCGCGGATATGAGATAATGTTTTATGGAGATAATACAAGGTGGTTTATTGGGAAGGTCGCAAAAGTAGATGGCGATCCATCTCAAACTGGAAGAATTAAAGTAAGAATTTTCGGTATTCATGATGATCCATCAATTGTGGTACCAGATGATTTACCTTGGGCTCAAGTATTAATGCCACTCACTGAAGGTGGTGGTTCTGGTATTGGTGCTGCTACTGGAATTCAACCACAATCGATGGTATTTGGTATTTTTCTTGATGGTAAAGAATCTCAAATGCCATTAGTACTTGGTTCTATTATTACAAATGAAAACTATGCACAAGAACTTGTACAAAAAGGTGACACTCCTTCAACGCGAGCTGGTACTGGAGGCATTCGCTATAGTGGTATGACTCAAGCCCAATGGGAAGCAGCAAGAGATGCAGGAATTCGAATTACTGATGCTCGTTCTCCACTTTCACCAAACTATCAACTTGCTGGAAGCACAAATCCAGAAAAAGCTGCACTTTGGTTTTTAAGTGAACACGGCGGAGGATACACACCAGCACAGATGGCAGGTCTTATAGGTAATTTTATGGCAGAATCTGGTAAAAACCTAGATCCAACTGCACAAAATAAAACTACCGAAGCATCAATTGGTATTGCACAATGGAATCCATTGAATAAAGGTGATCGTGATTGGATAAATCCACAAAGTAGACTTTATCAATTGATAAAACATTCAGAAAGCCTTGGTCTTAACTATCTTTCATTACATGCACAGTTATTATGGGTAACAAAAGAATTAAATACGTTGAGAGTGGCTGGCAAACTGAGAAAAGAAACTACACCTGAAGGTGCGGCTGACGTTATCTGTGTTTACTATGAAATTCCTCAAGGATATAAAAATCCAAACAGTGATACTCGAATAAAGCGTCGTAATCTCGCAAGAACTTTCTTTGATCAATTTACATCGGGATCGAGATAATGGCAGAAATAAAAGCATATGATACAAATATTTTAAATCTACCAGATGATTATTCTGAGATTATTAGTGTTGAAGTAAAAGCTAATGCAGCAAGTAATTATTACGTACGTACAACTCAATATAGTATTGTTGGTTCTTCTCTTGTTACGAATACAGAATATGCTGAGATTAAATTAACGTATAATAAAGATAATGCATATAAAACTCTTGAGAATAGAGCTCAAAAAGAACAAGTCAATAAAAAACTCAATGATCTTGTAACTGGTGCTGCAGCACTATCGTATGGTGTACAATCGAATGAATTTATGGAACAATTTGCTTCTCAGCATGCAAATATATTTACTGATATAAATCAAGAAATTGGAGGATTTCTTGGATTAGTTCAATCAGTAGAAGAAAATGTAAAAGGTCTACGTCAAGTATTTCCAGTAATTGCTACTGCAGCTGCATTAAAAGCTTTAAAAGAATCTACCGAAACATCAGATACAAATGCCATTACTGGTAAAACGGTTTCCAATGGTGCACCAAATCTTGTAATTGCTGGAAGTAATCCTCTTGGTTTGAATGAAGTATATCAAGGAAAAGAAGCAATTGAAGGACTTGCTGGTGCTACTCCAAATGAAATTAAAGGTCTTTTACAATCTGCGTCTTTAGTATCTTCAGTAATTAATAATACAAATGTATTTGATCTTGTAAATCTTGTTGCTGGACAAAAAGCAGCAAGTACTGCATCTCAAATGTTGTCATTTATTAATGATCCTATAGGAACATTTAGAGAAGTTGCAGGCCAAAATATATTGCCTAAAGTACTTGGTAATATATCTGGTCTTGATGTTGGTGCCTTTGGTACTGCACTTACAGCGATTGATCAAGCATTACCTGCTTTGATCGATGGATTTGGCATGAGTAATTTTGGAGCAAATACATATACTGTTGGAAATATTGGTGAATATTTTGATCAAAGTACAAATGTTATAAGTTTAGGTGGATCGATCTCTACATATGGAACAAGTTCTCATTCATTTGAAATAGTTGATACTGAAGAAGAGTTTAGAGACGAGATAGGCAATATACGACGTGATATTACGGCAATGATGGTACATTGGTCAAAGACATATAATAACCAATTCCTTAATGCTACAGATATAGATGAAATTCATAGAGCATTACAAGAATCTAAAATTGGAGTAGAAC